ATCGCCGTCCAGATCGTCGTGAAGAAGTCCCTGATCGCGGTGAACACCGTGACAGCGACCTGCTTGATGTTGTCCCAGAGGCCGGTCCAGAAGTCCCGGAAGCTCTCGCAGTTATTCCACAGGTAGAGGAACGCTGCGACGAGAAGACCGATGGCTGTGATGATAAGCCCGATCGGGTTCGCGGCCATGGTCGCATTGAGTCCCGTCATGACGGTTTTCATCGCGGTGATCGCCGTCGTGACCTTCGGGATGACGGTGAGGATCGTCCCCACCGATGTGATCAGCTTTCCGATGACGATGAGCACGGGCCCCACGGCTGCGGCGATGAGGGCGATCTTAACGATGGTCTCCTGCACGGGCCCGGGGATGGAGTTCCAGACGTCCGCGAACTTCTGGAGCGCGGCAGAGATATCCTGCAGCACTGGCGCGAGCACGGTTGCGAGGGAATTTCCGATATCGGCCCCGACAATCTTTAAGGAGTTCAGAGTCATCTGGAACTGATCGATCGGGTCTAGCGTCTCGCTGAAGGTGTTCTCCACGCTGCCGGAGAAGTCGCCGAGCGTGCCGGACAGGTCGCCGAGGTTGAGTTTCCCGCTTTGCACGGCGTTGTAGAAGGCTGCGCCTGCCTTGCTTCCGAACAGGTCGTAGGCTGCCTGCAGCTTCTCGGTGTCCGATTTGTTGGAGCTCATCGTGTCGGAGAAGCCCTTGAGCGCGTCGTCGAGGGTCATGCCGTCGTCCGCAGCGTTCTTCATGGCCTTCTTGAGACCGGCCATCGCGGTGGAAGTGTCAAGGCCGGACATCTCGACCATGCCCATGAATCCTGCGGCCTGCTGGGCGGTAAGGCCCATCTCCTTGAACTGCGCGGCGTTCTGGGACAGGTCGTTCGCCAGCGTGTCCATGGAGATCCCGGTCGCCTGCCCGGTGGCGTTGAGCGCGTCAAGGAGATCGCCCGCGTCGTCCGTGGACTGCCCGAAGGCGTTCAGGACGGAGGAGACGTTGCCGACGGAGGTGGACACGTCCGTGTCGTTGAGCTGCGCGAACTTGATGAACTTGCCGGACAGATCCTCCAGCGCCTGCCCGGTCAGCCCGAACCTCGTGTTGACCTCGCCGACGGCAGCGCCCGCAGTTTCAAAATCCGTAGGAATCCGCGTCGCGAGGTTCTTGACGCTCTGCTGCATCTCTTCGAGCGCCTGACCGGACGCGCCGGTCTTCTGCGTCACGATATCAAGGCCGGAATCCACCTCGCTGAACGCGGCAAGGGAGGCAGCTCCTATGGCGGCGATGGGCGCGGTCACACCCTTGGAGAGGGATTCTCCGACTCCGCTGATCCTGCCTCCGACCTCCTGCATCGTGGAGCCGGTCTCCTTCAGGGTGGAGGAGATGGAGGAGTCGGTGTTCTTCGCTTCCTTTTCGAGGTTCTTGAGTTCCTGTTCGGTCGCGATGATCTCACGCTGCCATGCGTCGTACTGCTCCTGTGTGACGCTGCCGCTTTTGAGGCCCTCGTCCATCTGGTCCTGCACGGACTTGAGCTGTGTGAGCTTGTCCTTGGTCTCCATCACCGCCTGTGAGAGGAGTTTCTGCTTCTGGGCGATGAGCTCGGAGTTGGTCGGGTCGAGCTTGAGGAGCTTGTTCACGTCCTTGAGCTGCGACTGGGTGCTTCGGATTTCCTTGTTGACACCGGACAGCGCCTTCGAGAGGCCGGTCGTATCGCCGCCGATCTCGACTGTGATGCCTTTGATTCTGTCAGCCATACGCTGCCTCCTTCCTTAGAATCTGTCCATCTGCTCCTGCGTTGCGATCTCGGCATAGTCATAGTCGTCGTTGCTCATCTCGGCATACATGTCGTTGACGGTTCCGATCGTCAGAAGGTCGAGTTCCGAGATGGAAAGCCCGATCTGCACGCAGCGGAGCAGGAAGAGCGGGGTCGTCATTTCCCGCTCTGTCGCATGCTGTTTTTTTTAACGGGCACCTGCTGCTCGGTATTGAGTCCCCACAGCTCGATGATCTGCGGGAGAATCTCGTAGATCGAGAATGTATTAAATTCGTCCAGCCATTCCTCCGGGGTGTCCGGCACGGTCTTGTCCGCGTGCTTAGCCATGAGCCACGCGATGTTCTCGAACAGTTCGAGACTGAACGTGTCGAGGCTGGAGTTCTCAGCGTCGTTTTCGTCGATGCCTTTCTGCAGTTCGTTCAGGTCACGGTAGATGTCCCGGTGGAACTTGTTCCTGTAGAGTCTCGGGATCGCGGCGGACGCGCGGAACGTCACCTGTCTGCCGTCAAGGTCGATGGTCTTTGTCACTGCCATAACCGTTCACCTCACTCACTTGTGCCGCTCGTGGACGAGGATGCCGTTGCACTTGCCGAAGGCTCGTAGACCTTGTCGTACCATGCGTTGTACACCGCGTCGGTAGTGTTCGTGCCGGTCTTGACCTTCACGAGTCCGGACGGAAGCGGGGACACGGTGAGGGAGAGGGTCTCCGTCTGCACCTCCGTGGAGTCCTCCTTCGTGGAGCTGGACACAGACGGGCGGATCGCCGAGCAGTAGTACATGCAGTGGCGGATCTTCCGCTGGTCGCCGGAGAACTCGAAAAGGAGCGCGAAATGCTCCGGCTCCACGTCCTTGTTCTCGGCGATGACACCGTTTGCGTCCTCCGTCTCGTGCATCACGTCCGTGAGGAAGCTCTCCGGGATGAGGGCAAGCTCGAAGTCGCCGGAGTATCCGTTGTTGTTCGAGACCATGTAATACACGGAGTCATCCGCGTAGAACGGGTCATTGTCGCCCTCCGCGTCAAGGGAGAGCGATACCGCGCCGGGCATGGCGACGGGTGTGCCGAACGTGACCGTGCCGTCCTCGGCGAGCGTCGCGATCGCGTAGTGGCAGTTCTTGAGGCCGAACTTGACCTTGTTTTTCTTGTTAGCCATATCTGTTAACCTCCTATGATCTGTGTCTGGTACAGGACCTCGTACATCCGTTCCTCCGCGATCCACACCTCCGATTTTTCGAAGGGGAGCTCATGCGAGTTGAGGATGTCCTCGATCCGGGTTTCCATATCGGGATCCTTCCTGTCCGTGTAGAGCTCGACATTGAGTTCGTCGATCTTCTGGAAGACCGTGTTGTCCGCAAACAGGTTGTCGCTTCCCGGGAAAAGGAAGCAGATGAAGGGCGGGTCCGGGGACTCGCCTTCCGCGAAGTGGTCGTAGGCGACGGGGAGCCCGGTCTCCTCGATCATCGATTTCGTTTCCTCGAATGTCATGGGATGTCATCCTTTCAGCTTGCTTTCGATGGCCTCGACGAGCTTCTCGCTGCCGCGCTGCTCGGCGCTTGCGATGTGGGGCCGTGCGGCGACCCTTCCGCCGCCGCGCTTGGCGTGCCCGTGTTCGAGCAGGTGGGCGATCTGGTAGCGGTTCCTCGAGTGCACGACGAGGTCGATGGATTCGGAGTCCTCGTGGACGTTCTTCACGGACCACGATTTCTTGTATTTCCCCGTGTCCACCGGGGCGTTGTCTTGGATGTCCTTGCGGACGGATTTCGCCGTTTCCTTCACGGCGTCCTTCAGGTCGTCCGCCGCGAGGTCCGCGTATTTCTCAAGCTCCGTCATGATGGCGGAGTCCATGTCGTCGATCGACGTGTTCCTGCTCATGTGCCTTTCTCCAGCCTGCAGTTGAATTTGATCGAGTTGCGTTTGTATCCCATCGGGTTCACGTAGGTGATGTTGTAGGTCTTGCCTTCCGCGAGGATCCGGTATTTCGTGGATTCGACCACGGCGAGCTCGGAGCACCAGCGGCAGGTGAAGTCGAGGGACTCCTCGGGGCTGATGATCTCGCCGCTCGACTCGGTGCCGGTCTGCGTGCCGATGGTGGCATGGCACGTGAAGTAGTCCGTCCATGCCGAGATGTGGTTCCCGTACTTGTCGACCGTGACCGCGTTCTTCTGGAAGGTCACGGGGACGCGGAGCGCGGCGATGTTCATCAGAAGCCCTCCTTCCTGACGCCGAAGAGCAGCGCGCGGAGCGTGAGGTTCAGCTGGTTGTGGTCCGCCTCCTCCCGGTGCTCGTAGAGGTACGCCACGGTGTAGAGGATGGCGATGCGCATGCGGATGAGGATCCTTTCCTCGCTCGCCTCCCGTTCCTCGTCGGAGAAACGGGCGATGTCCTGCACCATCTCCGTCGCGGTCGTGATGAGGCTCTTGATCAGCTCGTCCTCGTCGGAGGAACTGACCCTGAGATAGGTTTTCGCTTCGTCAAGCGTCACTTCCATAAGGCACCTCCATAAAGGGGAAGGGCACCTCCGGGAGAACCGGGGATGCCCGTGTGTTCAATGCGCGGATCAGGCGGATGCCTTGACGGAAAGGCCGCGCACGGCCTCAGGCAGGATGAGCTTGCCGTCGACCCTTTCGGAGGCGAGGAAGCCGATCTGCCCGTTCGCCGCGTACAGTTCGGACAGGCGCTTGAAGGAGCGTCCCTGGCGGTCGGCGATCCAGTAGTAGGAGAAGTCGCCGAACAGGATCGGCACGTTCCCGGCCGCCAGTTCCGGCGCGTAGATGCTCGTCCTGTACGGGCGGTTGAGGATGGTGTCCGGCTGGCCTGCGACCACGCTCGGCTGCCAGATGTAGTTCCCGTTGCCGTCCTTGATCTTGCGCAGCGCCTTGACGGTTGAGTCGTTCAGGATCCAGACCGCGCGGTTGCGGTACACGCTTCTCAGGGAGTGGAACACGTCCATGATCTGGTCGAAGGTGAGGTTCGTGTTCGCAATCTCCGTGGTCGCGCCATCGGTCGCCTTGACCTTGGTGAAGACGCCCTCAGGCTTCTTCTGGCCGTCGCCGACGAGGAACGCCTCCTCCTCGGCGGCACCGATGCGCCGTGCGAACTCGGTGGAGATGTAGCTCTCTAGGTCGAAGACGGAGTCGTTCATCAGCTCCTCGGACACCTTGATGGCGGTGCCGAGCTTGTACGCGGAGAGCGTGATCTGGTCGAAGGTCTCGTCGGATTCCGGGTACAGGCCGTTCTCCTCCATCCAGCTCGCCGTCCCGTGAGAAGCGACAATCGGGATGGTGTGCGTCCCGCTGTCGGTCTGGATGACGTGGGCGAGGGAGCGGAAGAAGTTCTCGTCGGTCAGCGCCTGCACGAGCTGCCTCTCGTACTCGTCCGGGACGAGGTAGCCGCCGTTCGCGTCGGTCCCGGCCTCGAGGACGTTCTTGACGTCGTACCAGTTGCGCTTGCGGATGCTGTCCCAGAACGCGGTCTTGTACGCCTTGGACGCGATGCCCGGCTTGTCGTCCGGCTCGGCCTTTGCGCCCGGTTTCCCGGTAAGCGGCGCAGAGGTCGGCTGGGAGAGCATCTTGTCGATCTGCTCCTGACGCTGCAGGCGCTCGATGTCGTGCGTGAGGTCGGTGACCTCCTTCTCCATCCTGTCATAGGTGGCGGCGTCCTCCGCGGACACGTTGCCGCCGCCCGTGGAGTGGGTGTCGAGGAAGTTCTTCGCGGCGTCCCACGCCTTGGCTCTTTTTTCCATAAGGTCCATGATCTTGGTCATTTCGGATTCCTCCATTTCGTTTCAGTGGCTGAGAAGCGACAGGCGCTTCCTGAGGTCGGCGGCCTTGACGGCCGGTTTCGTATCTTTCTGCGCGGGTGCGCGTTTCGGGATGAGCCTGGAGAGAAGCGAGTCGGTGACGGCCTTCCGTGAGAAGAGCATCCCGATCTCCGTGCCGTCCTCCTCGGCTGGCTCGGTGCCGTCCGAGAAGAGGATCTCGTCCGCGAATCCGAGCTTCTTCGCTTCCCTGGCGTTCATCCAGGTCTCGGCGTCCATGAGCTTCGAGATCTTGTTCCGGGACAGCCCGGACTTGAGCTCGTAGGCGTTCATGATGCTTTCCTTGACCTCGGAAAGCATGTCGATGGCTTTCTGCATCTCCTCGCTGTCGCCGATCGCGATGGTCGCGGGGTTGTGCACCATGAGCATCGCGACGGGGCTCATGCAGACCCTTGTACCGGCCATCGCGATGACGGATGCCGCGGATGCCGCGAGCGCGTCGATCTTGACGGTCACGTCGTACGGGTAGTCCATAAGCATGTTGTAGATCTGCGCGGCTGCGAAGACGTCCCCGCCTGGCGAGTTGATCCAGAGGGTGATGTCGCCCTTGCCGGAGTTGAGCTCGTCCTTGAATGCCCGTGGGGTGATCTCGTCGCCGTACCAGGTCTCATCGGAGATTTCTCCGTCGAGGTAGAGCGTGCGGTCGGATCCGAAGCCGTCCGGGGTCTCGTTTCGCGCCCATCGCCAGAATTTTCTTGTCATAGGGTTTTCCTCCTTCCCCGGAGCCGGTTATCGGACTCCGATTGTTCCTGTGGTTCTTCTGTCTGTTCTTCCTGTGTTCTGTCGGGTTCCTCAGTTTCCTGCGGTGCCGTGGCGGCGAAGATCCCGGCGTCCTCGAGCTTGGTCATGTTGCCGTTGATGAGGTACAGGTCCCCGCCTTCCTCGGCGGGGATGCGGTCGAGGTTTTCGAGCTCGCGGATGTCGTTCGCAGACATCCATCCGTTCTGGCGTGCAGTCGCGTATCCGTTCATGCGGCTCTGGTAGTCGCCTCTGAGAAGCCCGTCCACGTTGAATTTGAAGAAGTATTCCTTCTTCTCCTCGGGGCGGAGGAGCGCTCTACGCATGGACTGCTCCCAGCGGGAGACCCACGGGTCGAGCGTGTATTTCACGAATTCCAGGGACTGCTGCTCGATGTTGCTGAACGAGCTTTTCTCAAGGTCGCCGATCATGTGGGGCGGGATGCGGAAGATCCTCGCGATCTCGTCAATCTGGAATTTCCGTGTCTCGAGGAACTGTGCCTGCTCCGGGCTGATGCTGATCGGTGTGTATTTCATGCCTTCCTCGAGGACCGCCACTTTGTTGGAGTTGGCGGAGCCGCCGAAGGCCGTGTTCCAGCTTTCCCGGACCCTTTCCGGGTCCTTCACCACGCCGGGGTGTTCGAGGATTCCGCCGGGCGTCGCGCCGTTTGCGAAGAACTTCGCGCCGTACTCCTCGCAGGCAATCGACATGCCGATCGAGTTTTTGGCCATCGCGATGGGCGAGTAGCCGACGAGCCCGTCGAAGCCGAGACCGGGGATGTGGAGCACGTCGTAAGGTGAGAGCCTGACGAGGCTCCCGTTCATCGTGTGAGCCTCGTCCTGCGAGGTCTGGTATTCGTAGTAGAGGTGCCCGTTCTCGTCCCGGTCGACGGTCATGCGGTTTGGCATGAGCGGGTAGAGCGCGACGACCTCGCCCTTGCCGTTTCGGATGATCTGCGCGTAGGCATTGCCCCACAGGAGCAGGTGCGTCATGAGCGTTTCCCGCAAGACGAAGCTCGTCATCTCGGGGTTCGGCTCGTCATGCAAAAGCTCGTAGAGCGGGTGGTCGATGGCTTTCTCCTTGCTGCCGTTTTCCGTGTAGCGGTACAGGTGCAGCGGGAGTCCCGCGATCGCCTCGGACAGGATCCGGACGCAGGAGTAGACCGCTGTCATCTGCATGGCGGAGCGTTCCGTCACCGTCTTGCCGGAGGTGGTGCCTCCGAAGAAGAAGCGGTAGCTGCTTCCGGCGGTGGAGTCCTTTGGCTTGTCGCGGCTTTTGAATATTCCCTTGAATATGCTCATAGGCTTGTCCTCCGTGTGTTTCAGATAAAAAGAATGCCGCGGCTGTCATAGACGGACTCGGCATTGTCGTTACCCATGCGGATCGCGCGGTCGAGGGCCATGATGGTGGCGATCGCGCCGTCGATCTTCTCCGTGGATTTCTCCTTGTCGGCCTTGATGTTCCCGGCGGGGTCGGTGCGGATGTAGATGTTGTCCATCATCCAGCGGAGGACCGGATGCCCGCCGTGCGCGATGCGCTTCTCAAGGACGAGCTTCATGAGCTCCTTGGTGGGCGGGCTCATGTCCTTGAAGCCCTGTCCGAACGGGACGACGGTGAAGCCCATGCCTTCGAGGTTCTGCACCATCTGGACGGCTCCCCATCGGTCGAAGGCAATCTCGCGGATGTTGAACCGCTCGCCGAGGCGTTCGATGAACTTCTCGATATAGCCGTAGTGGATGACGTTTCCCTCCGTGGTCTGGATGACGCCCTGTTTCTCCCAGAGGTCGTAGGGGACGTGGTCGCGGCGGACCCGGAGGTCGAGCGTGTCCTCGGGAACCCAGAAGTACGGGAGGATCGCATACCTGTCGTCATCGTCCTGCGGAGGGAACACGAGGACGAAGGCGGTGATGTCGGTCGTGCTGGAAAGGTCGAGCCCTCCGTAGCAGACGCGGCCCTCAAGGTCGTCCTCGTTCACCGGGAAGTCGCAGGCGTCCCATTTGTCCATCGGCATCCAGCGGACGGACTGCTTCACCCACTGGTTGAGGCGGAGCTGCCGGAAGGCGTTCTCCTCGCCGGGGTTTTGCTTCGCGCTCTCGCAGGCCGCCTTGACCTTGTCGATGCCGACCGTGATGCCGAGGCTCGGGTTCGCTTTCTTCCAGACCTTCGGGTCCGTCCAGTCCTCGGACTCGTCCGCTCCGAAGATGACCGGGTAGAAGGTCGGATCGTGCTTCCTGCCGTTCATGATGTCGAGTGCCTTCTCATGCTGCTCGTAGCAGATGGAGTGCGTGTCGTTCCCGGCGGTGGTGATGAGGAAGAACAAGGGCTGCATCCTCGCGTCGCCGGATCCTTTGGTCATGACGTCGAAGAGCTTGCGGTTCGGCTGCGTGTGAAGCTCGTCGAAGATGACGCCGTGCGTGTTGAACCCGTGCTTGTTCGCGACATCCGCGGACAGCACCTGGTAGAAGCTGTGCGTCGGCAGGTATTCGAGCCGCTTCTGCGATTCGAGGATCTTCACGCGCTTTGAAAGAGCGGGGCAGAAGCGGACCATGTCGACCGCGACGTCGAACACGATCTTGGCCTGGTTCCGGTCGGCGGCGCAGCCATACACCTCGGCGCGCTCTTCATTGTCCCCGCAGGTCAGGAGCAGCGCGATCGCCGCGGCAAGCTCCGATTTACCTTGCTTCTTGGGTATCTCCACGTAGGCGGTGTTGAACTGCCGGTAGCCGTTCTCCTTGATCACGCCGAACAGGTCGCGGACGATCTGCTCCTGCCAGTCGATGAGCTCGAAGGGCTTTCCGGCCCAGGTGCCTTTGGTATGGCAGAGCTGCTCGATGAACAGGCAGGCGTAGTCGGCGAGGTTCTCGTCGTAGTGGGAGGTCTTCTCCATGAACCGTGTGACCTTGTATTTCTTCAGTTTCCGTACTGCCAATGGAAAATCACTCCCTTCATGGCATAAAAATAACCGCATCGCTGCGGCTTCTATCAGTACGAGAGCAGGAGCCTTGAACGGCTCTGCTTTCGGAATATTCAAATTCAGGTTAATGCTTAGTTGTACTGCTTCATGAGTACCGTGCAGGCAAGCTGGCTTGCCTCGTCCTCGGGTTCGATGTCCCAGCCGCGGTCGTAGTTCAGGGTGGTTCTGCCGCCGACCCGGAGCTCCATCTTCGAGATGCGGCCTCCGTCGATCCCGTATTCCTCGGAAGGCTCCGCGTAGTGCTTCACCCAGTATTTCACGTTTGTTCCGTCGATCAGAAGTGTTCCTTCGTCCCACATAGTCGTACCCTCCGTTTGCTGTGCTTTTCTCTTTCGGTGTGTACATATATCACTCCGGACGCCTGTAATAGCAAGTCGTTTCCGGAGAATATATGTGACAATCTTCAGGGCAATTTCCGCGGGGAAAATTGTGTGGTTTACAGCTGGAATTCAATGCCGTTCTTGCGTTCTGGCTCCTTGCTGCCGAAGCGGTGGTCGTCGGCTCTGGTGACGGTCTTGAGCCCGCGCATCTGGTAGCCGAGCGCCGTCAGTTCGTAGATGCCGTCCATCAGGCCGGTGCTCTGGTCAGTCACCACAATCGCGGTGATGCCTGCCTTGCGGAGAGTGTCAACGAAGTCGGCCATCTCGTGGTCCCAAGGCAGATCGTCGACCTCGAAGGCATCCGCGCCGTTCCTAAGGCTCCGGTCGTAAAGGACCAGCGCCTTGTTCTGACCGGCGGTGAAGGGGGACGGGAATTCCTCCTTTTCGCGCTTGTCGAAGGCTTTTACGCCGTCCCAGTTGTCCGCGGCGATCATGGCGTCGCGTTCCTTTTCGCGGATGGCCTGCGCCTCGTTGTAGGCGATCGCCGTGTCTCTCATTGCTTCAAAGTATGTGTTCTTTTCCATTGTGTGTTCCTCCCAATTTTCGCTTGTTTGCTTGGCTTTCTGTGTCTTTCGGCATGTATATACATCACTCTTTCGAGGGTATATAGCAAGTCAATTCGGCCAGATTAATTGATAACTTTCTGTGTCTGAAAATCAGGATTCCTGCGTTTCGCCGGTCATGATGAAATGCACGTATTCCTTCTTGTGCTCCTCGATGAATATCACCAGCTCGTAGTAGTTCCGGTCGAAGGCGAGGCGCTGCACGTAGGGTAGGTCGAACATGTTCGCCAGCCCGGTGTCGCGGATCGCGAGGATCTGCTCTTTGACTTTCTCGTCCATGTCAGTCCACCACCTTCCGCACGATGTCTTCGCCGTAGATCACGTTGAGCCCGCCGCCGTTGTCCCAGTGGACCAGCAGGCTTCCGGTATCATCGACGCCGTAAACCGTGCCGCGGGTTCCGGCAGGTGGTGCCTGCACGTCGTCCATCTTGATCAGCTCCACGCGCGTGCCGTTCGGGTAGGCTTTCTTCAGCTGTTCAAGCTGTTCTGGTCTGATTATCCTCATGCCTGCACCTCCTCGGTATCTGCAGCTTCTTCGGTGGCTTCCTTCTTGGGAGTGCCGTTCTTCCAGCTTGAGTTGCCTTCAAGATTCCGGAGCAGGATTTTGCGTTCCTGCTTGTAATCCGCGCCGATGAATCCCAGTCTCAGAAGGAAGCAGCGGAATGCGTACTTCTCGTTGGTGACCGGTGTCTCGGTTGAGCTTGCTCTTTTCAGATCCTTGGAGAGCTTGCAGAGCTGGGCGATGAACATCGTGTAGGCTCTGGTTTCCTCCGGTGTGGGCAGTTCCGGGAACCAGGGGAAGGAGATCTTGTCGTCTCTGGTCTCGAACCGCAGGTCGTCGATGCCGAGCGCCTTCTTGATGAGCGTTCCCTTGGCTTCGAGGATGTTGGTCAGCGTTCCGACCGCGACCTTGTCGAGCGGAAGCTCAACTGTCAGGCCCATCTCCTCGGTTTCCGGCGCTTCCTCGGCGTCTTCCTCCGACTCGGCTGCGGCTTCCGGTTCCGTGGGTTCCTGCGGCTCGGGCTCGAATCCTGCGGCTGCGATGGCTTCGAGAACCTTCTCGACCTCCTCGCTGTCCGCCATGTCGTCGAACTCGAGCGCGCCGTCCTTGGTGACGGTGAAGAAGCCAATCTCGTAGTTGCAGGTCGGCATGAATTTGTATTCTGCCCTGGCTCCGGTGGTGTCGGAGATGATCTTGACCAGTTCTTTTCTCTGTGCTCCGGTTACGTTGTAGTTGATTCGCATTGTGTTAACCTCCTTGGTATGCGTCTGTCCGAAGGCCATGTGCCTTTCGGCATGTCTATACATCACTCTGAAGGCCTGTAATAGCAAGCGAATCCGCGATACTTCTCCGGTAGAAAATAAGCCGATTATCCGACCCTGAAACTGTGCTTAGTACACAAAGGAATCACTCGCCGTCCGGCAGCTCGACTTCTTTAACGAGGTCGGAGTACATGAGCTTCTTGCCGTCCCGGATGACATACACATTTTCGGAATCGCCGGTGTCCTCCACATAGCGGCGGAGGATGACGGAGGCGTATTTCGGATCGAGCTCCATCATCATGCAGGTGCGGTTGAGCTGCTCGCAGGCCATGAGCGTGGAGCCGGAGCCGCCGAACGTATCGAGGACGACGGCGTTCTCCTGCGTGGAGTTCTGGATCGGATAGCCGAGCAGGTCAAGCGGCTTGCTGGTCGGATGATCCTTGTTGCGCTTCGGCTTGTCGAAGTTCCATATGGTGGTTTCTGCGCGTCCTGCGTACCATGGATGCTTGCCGTTCTGGAGGAATCCGTAGAGCACGGGCTCATGCTGCCACTGGTAGTCGGAACGTCCGAGCACGAGGGAGTTCTTCACCCAGATGCACACGCCCGCGAGATGGAATCCCGCATCGACGAATGCCCGCCGGAAGGTCAGGCCCTCGGTGTCGGCATGGAAGCAGTAGGCCGCTCCGCCTTTCTCCAGATGGTCCGCCATGTTCTTGAATGCGGAGAGCAGGAAGTTGTAGAATTCCTCGCCCTTGAGGCTGTCGTTCTGGATCGTCAGGCCATCGGAGGCCTTGAAGGAGACGCCGTAGGGCGGGTCCGTCAGCACGAGGTTCGCGCGCTTGCCGTCCATGAGTGCATCTACATCTTCGACGCTGGTGGCGTCGCCGCACATAAGCTTGTGCCGTCCGACTGTCCAGATGTCGCCGCGCTCCACGAAGGATGCTTTCTCGAGTGCCGCGGACAGGTCGAAGTCGTCATCCTCGATGTCTTTGTCGGATTCTCCGTTCAGCAGCTTCTCCAGCTCCTTGTCGTCAAAGCCGAGCAGGGAGAGGTCAAAGGCGTTCTCCTGCAGATCGGCCAGTTCGACAGACAGCATCTCCTCATCCCATCCGGCGTTGAGTGCGAGTTGGTTGTCCGCGAGAATGTAGGCGCGTTTCTGCGTGTCGGTCAGATCTTCGGCGAAGACGCACGGGACGGTCTTGTATCCTTCCTCACGGGCAGCCTGAATCCTGCCGTGGCCGACGAGGATGTTGTAATCCTGATCGATAACCGCGGGCGATACGAATCCGAACTCCCGGAGGGAGGAGCGGAGCTGCGCGATCTGTTCTTTTGAATGCGTCCGGGCGTTCCGGGCGTAGGGCACCAGCTTGTCGATCGGCACCTGTTCAAGTCTTTGTGTGTTCATTTACATTCCCTTTCTGGCGCGGAGAAGGCGTTCCATCACGTCGTCCTGCGGATTCGCGCCACCGTACTCGGCGGAGCAGTTCTCCTTTACGATCTGGAAGATCTCGTCCCACAGGCGGTTCGCCTGATTCATGTAGTTGATTCCGATATTGATGAACGGCGACGGGATCGGCTTGCCGGTCGTCGGATGCTTGCTGAGGTAGCCGAGCCTGGTCGTCATTTCCTCGCACTGAATCCATCGCGCCGAACACATCGCATAGCGCTCCAAGAGCTGCGGCGATACGGCTTTCGCGACGCCGAGCTTGTCGAGCCATTCCCAGGTCTCGCGGTAGATGTCAGCGGCCTCCAGAGTGGAGCCGTCATGCTGACGCGCCGAAAGAAACTCATGCGGCTCCGGCATGTCCTCTCCCTCGG